CGTTGTTGGCCGCTCCTGCTGCGCTGTTCTGCCCCAGTTGCGCCAGCGTGTACAGCCGGTTGAACTGGTTCTGCTGGTTGTCGTTGAAGCGGTTGTAGGCGTTGTTGTACTCAGCCGCCGCCATGTTCTGGTTGTGGTCCATCATGGCCTTGAGGGTCGAGCCAGAGAACAGGCTGCCGCGTGCTGCGGCTTGCGACTGAATGCCGTCCAATCCCTGTTGCATGCGCCATTGATAGCCCGGATCAGTGCGGAAATCCTGCATCCCAAACGCACGGGTCAGCGTGCCATTGCCCATGGCCCGACCCAGCGGATCAAGCCCGTAGGTCTTGCCTGCGTCGATGTACGGGGACAGGTTTTTTTGCCCGATGTCGAACTGTCGCCGGGCTTCAGCATTGGCATCTGCGGATGCCCGCAACTGGGCATTGGCGGCTTGTTTGGATGCGTTGGCGGACTTGTTTGCTGAATAAAGCGTGGCCCCGGTGCCGATTGCTGTGGCTGCTACTGCTGCTGCTGGCATAGATATTCCCCTTGCGTCATGCCGAATACGATTTGATCCAGTAGGACACCCCCGCGCTGCAATGAAGCCCGGTTGATGCCCTCCTGTGTGAATCCTGAGCGCCGTGCCATGAGCAGGGCCGCCCGATTGTCTGTAGTCACTTGGGTGACCACCTTGCGCCAGTGGGTGAAGACGTGAGCCAGCAGCAAGCGACCGGCTTGCAGGGCCTGTGCCCCACCGATCAGCAGTGCTGTGTGCAGCTCCACCGTGACGCCATTGTGCGGCACCAGCAGGAACACCCCGAGGCATTGCCCGCCCTCGTATACCCCCATCCAGTCAGCGGCTGCGCTTTCAATCGTGCCGCTGCTGTAATCGTCGTTGAGCATTGGGGCAATCAATGGGCACTGCAAAATGGCATTGATGACCGCAACGTCAGTGCAGCGCCGCAGCTCCATTACACGAACTCCACCCCGGAAACGATCAGATTGACGCCGTTTCCTTCCGCGTACAGCTTGGTTCCAGCCGGCAAGGTCTGACCCAGCAGCTCGGACAGGATGTAGGCATCACCGGCCAGGATCCCCTTGTTGCACACCTGATTGGATGCCCCGGCACTGCCCCCGCTGGCCACCACATACGCCTTGAGCGTCACCGTGCCGACGCTGGTGTTGAGTGCAGCCGCTGCGGTGATCTGCGCCTGCGTCCCGGCCGGAACCGTGTACAGCAGGGCTGCAGATCCGCCAAGCGCCGTGGCTGGCACCAGTTGTTTGCGTTGAATGCCCATCATAGACTCCAGAGTTCAATGTCGTTTAGCTTGCTGTCGATGGCAGCCACTACGTCCGGGCGCATGCCATCAAATGCGTGGTCGTGCAGGCATGGCGGCTGCTGCACCTGCGGGAACTCATCCGGCAGCACCTGCACCGCACCCAGCACCGTGGCCAGCATCTCGGACAGCGCTGTGAGTGTCGGCAGGTCGGCCACAATGACCGAATCCCCAGCCGTGGAAATGCGGTTAAACTAGCTCAACCACTCCGGCAGCAGGCGTCCCGTACTGTCCACCACCGGCGTTTTGGGGATTGGAAATGTCCTCATGACTCAGCCTCCAGCAGCCCACCAGACAGCACCAGCCGCACCGGATCCGCACAGCGCAGCCGGTACAGCCGATTGCGTGACAGCCCCAGCCGTCGCCAGATGATCCGGCGCTTGTATTCGCCCTGCTTCCCGAGGCTGGCCAGACGCTCCGCCGCCCACGTCCGCCCATGGTCATCGGACCATGCCAGCGACAGAACCGGCTCACGGTCGCCCACGGCAGCGGTGCCGGTCTGGGCTGTGATGCTCAGCGCCAGATGGCGCACATAACCACCGTCAGCCTGAACCACCGGGCAGGTGCGCTCCCGCACGATGGGCCGGTCATCGTCCACCAGTAAGGCATCCGTCAGCTCGTACAGCAGGCCGTTGATGCGGTCGCTGACCACATGACGCTGCCCCACCAGCGCGTGATATTTGGCGCGATGGCAATCAAATCCGATGCCATCCACCCAGCTTGCCCGCTGGTGCCAAAGCCCCGTGGCAAGGTCAAAGCACCACGTCACCCCGGCAGATGGGAAGGTCAGCAGGTAAAATCCGTGGCCGTCCTGCTGGTACACGAAGGCATGGGCGTCTTCAATGGTGGGATACGACCGGATGGCCTGCTCCATGGCGTGTGTGCTGATGCGTTTGGGCTGGTATCCCTCCGTCATCACCACCTGACCCGTGCCCGCTGGGCTATTGGCCAGCCAGACCATGCTTTGGCCCATTTTCGCCACCGATTCAGGCGCGACGCACCCCGCTTGCACGCTGGTGCCCTGCATCTTCAGGAATGGCTGGTCTTTGTCGCCCGTGCTGTACCAGATTTCGGCAGTTTTTGAGCCGAACAGCCACAATTGGTCATTGTTCTCCGCGATGGCCACCAGCTTGTCCGGGCTGGACTCCGCCGTGCTGTAGCTCAGGGCATCAAAAACCGTGTCGTACAGGCCCGACCACAGGATTTGCCCGGTGTCCACCCGGTTCACCACGAACCGCCCCGCAAGCACAGCCACATGCGAGGCCATTTGACCGGCAAAGGACACGGCAGACAGCGTTTTGCTGCTGATCGTGTAGGCCAGCGACACCCCGACCCCAGCCAGCACCACGAACAGGCCGTTGCTGGCCATTTTCACCGGTCCAAACCCGCCCACCGTGCCGATTTTCTGCGCCGTGGTGGTGATCAGGTACAGAGACTGACCCATGACCGCCAACAGGCCGCCATCTTCCAGCACCAACAGGCCCCGGCAGGCATCCTGCAGGTCAAACAGGCGGATCAGGCCCGGCGTGGGCAGCAGCGCAGACACACCGCCACCGGATTCAGCAACTTGCGGATACAGATTGATGCACGTCTGCGCATCCAGAGAGAAATCAGGCTGCGCATAGGCCGCACCGACCAGAGACAGGGGAATCATGTTCAATCCCCAGAGAGGATGTTGAAGGTATCGCTATAGGTCATGGACGCCAGCGTCTGGTCTGGTGCCCGTGGGTATTTCTGCGCACTGTCGCGCTCGATAATGCGCAGCGCCCGGTTGTACTTGGCCAGCAGCTCAGCAGACACCGGCAGGCCATAGCTTGGGCACAGGGCCACGGACAGGCCCAGTTGCAGGAAATGCAGCCAGATGGCGGGCACGCTGCCCAGCTCATCAAACAGCTCCACCGGCTCAGCGGGCCAGTTGGGAATGCTGGTCTTGATGCGCTCGCACTCAGTATCAGCCAGCATCTGCAGCTCGGTCAGCGCGTCAGCAGACTGGTCCGCCGTGGGTGTCTCAGATGGCGCGACCACGCCAATCTCCAGCAGCGCCCGATAAATCAGCTTGGATGCTTTCACTGTGGCTGCTCCTTGCGGCGTCGCTTGGGCTTGGGCGGCTCTTGGGGCTGCAGCAGCGTGACGTAATCCACAAAACCACTGTCGCGCAATTGCTGCTCCGCTTCGAAGTCTGCAGCGATGGCGTAATGCTCAAAATCGCTGTAAAGCATTTTTGGGTATTCGTTCATCACGTCCCCCGGAATTTGGTAGGCCCCACCCGTGGGCAGGGCCTGTGAATCAGTTGGACAGGATGCGGCAGGCCAGCTCAGCCCGCAGGGTCTTGTAGCCGTACAGCACGTCCAGACGACACGGGAAAGCGTCGTTGTTGATGTCGTACATGCGCACGATCCGCATGCTGATGCCGTCAAACACTTCACGTGCCGAGAAGTCCACACCGTTCGGCATCACAAGGTCAGCAGTGGCGAAGGTGAAGGCGTCCTTGTGGAAAGCCAGCGAAGGCTTGTAGATGCCGCTGGCAGAGCCGATCTTGGTCAGTGCCGCACCGTTGGCCATGCCAGCCGCCACCACGTTCTGATCGCCGGTGCTGGTGTAGATCGCCGGGGCGAACTTCAGCGAGCCAGCGCCGCCTGCGTAGTCCTCGGTCACCACGAACTGCTGAAGTGCGCCGGTGTCGGCCTTGGTCTCCGGGTGAACCCGGTTGCAGCCGGCCACAGTGAAGATGTCGCCCTTCTTGAAGGTGGTGGTGCCGGTGGCCACGGTCACAGCAGCGGTGCCGTTGGTGGTCACTGCGCCGTTGACCGTGTAGGTGGTGATGGCCGCAGCGGTGCCGGTGGCCTGACTGCCCAGCAGGGTGTTTTCGTAGAAATCGAACCCACCCGTGCGGCCCATCATGCCCTCACGGTACTGCTGTTTGATCGCGTTGCTGTCCTGAAACAGACCCTTCAGACCATCCACCAGATCGAGGTTGTCCTGAGTGTTCAGGATCACTGCACGATTGGCGTCCATCGGCGCGAGGTTGTCGTTCAGCACCTTGCGGGCGGCCATGATCTTGTTGAAGGTCACCGCACTGCCGATGTTGTTGACGTTGTTGTACACGTCCAGCGCCATGCTCAGCGCGTCGGCTTCGATGTTTGCAGCCAGAACCGACATAGCCGGCTCGATAATGCGGCTGCTGAAGTCATCCAGCGAGAGGGTCAGCTCGTTGCTGCTGAAATTCAGATCCACACCGCGCTGGTTGTTGATTTGCAGGGTGGTGCTGCGCTCTTTGGTGTCCTGGGTGGACAGGGTGGCACCGGAGCGCACGGTGTACTGGTTCGGCAGACGGATACGCAGGCTGTCGCCAATCTTCGCGCCGGACTTGGCGAA